CCAATAGCAAATCCGTACATTGAGTTACGCCAGAGCCAGCGCACACGGCTTAGGTATCCCGGAGTAGTCTGAGCCTTCCAGCCCTTGTCTCCATCAAGGCTATTGTCCGGTGTCTGGAACCACCAGAGCCAACGTGGGAGCCAACCCTCCTTGGAGGCAAATAGGATTACTAAAGGAGCTAAGAATAGATTAAAGAAGTCTGCAAGCAGGGAGGCTAGTACGGAGAGAGCGTAGCGGAGGATCATACTAAGCGTACCTTGATCGTACCGGTCGTGTGATACAAACCACCAACAGGTACTCCACCCACTGCTGCAGCTGCATCATTAGCGTAGGAGGTAACTGGAAGACAGTTAAATAATCCAGTAGCCCCTACGCCAACCTTATCAACCCCGCCAACTTGCAAAGTTCCGAAGGTGCCAGAGGCATCGGCTTTGAGAGATAGAGACATTATGCAGCCCTCACTTTCACGACTGTTCCGGTACGATACAGCCCGCCAATAGGTATTCCTACTGCTGCTGCCGCCGCATCATTAGCATAATCTGGGACAGCTAATGCTCGCAGAGAAGTCGTCCCCGCAGCATCCACAGTCATAATATCCTGCGTAGTAGCCCCAGCATTACCCCGAGCCAGCTTCATCGTACCATTATCAGCTTCCGCTGTAAGGGTGAAGTTATTACCCGGAGTTACGGAGAGGCCGAGCTGCTTACGAATTGATTTGATTAGAGACATTATGCAGCCCTCACAAGACAGCCGCAGAAAGATGAGCATGTAGCGACATCATTAAAAGCAGCCGTCTGTGACGTTCCGTCTATAGATGCAAAGACCTCAATATAGTCGCCAGCAAGTAGTGTAAGCTGGTCATGGAGAACAAGAACTGGGGCGTTGCTAACGGCAGTCGCCTGTCGTAGTGCTGCACCCGGAGAATACTGCGCCCCATTCTTATACAGGAAACTGAAACAGTTAGCCCATGAAGTTGCAGTCAGTCGAATAGTTGCTGAGAAACTGTATATCCCATCAACCGGCGCAGTAAATCTGGACGAGGCTACATTGCTAGTCTTATCATAATTAACTGCCGGGAATAGAATTTTCGTGGCACCTGATAAAGATTGATTGGCATCTGCCCTTACCCGAAATGCTGCGCCGTTACTGGTTACATTAGCCGCCAGATCATCCTGACTTACTGAACCCGGCTGGCACTGAGATACCCCAGTATCCCCTGAAATTTGAGTTGTCATACGATACTCCACACACTGTTATTTGGAATAGTCACAGTAACCCCGTTATCCACAGTAATCGGCCCTGCGCTCATTGCATTCTTATTTGCAGTAATCTCATAGTTACCAGTGACATGCATATCGTTTTCAATAAATACGTAATTACCTGCTGCTCCAGTAGCGCCGCCGCCCATAGGAACCCACGCAGTGCCATTCCACCACTCAGTACTATTTAGTGTGGTATTAGCTCTAGTATCTCCAAAGACAGGACTGACTGGTCTTTGAGCAGTAGTGCCAGAAGGCAAAGTTGCTGCACCTATCTTAGCTTCGTCTTGCAATACTACTGCCTTGCCTGCCGGGACAGTAATGCTTGCTGCTGCATTAGCTGCCAAGACTGCACTGGCTGCGGCCGCATCTGCCGATTCTTGAGCCAAGATGCTATTTGCTGCCGAAGCGCCAAGTACTGCAACTACTTCAATAAGCTCACCTGCTGCAACTGAAGTAAGTAGTGTAATGGAGGTGCTGGTAGTCTCTTCCCAATCAGAGTCTTTAATTAGCCGCTGACCATTCCGATACACTGCGACGCTATCTGAATCTAATACATACTCAAATACAGTGATAAGAAAAAGAGTCTGATTTTCACTGGCTACAAATACTTGACTGAGATTGCTGCTCTCTGAATTGATTGTTAGAGTTCCTGTATCAGGAGTCCAAATGCTTGCACTCATATTATCTCCTAATTAAATTATTTGATTCTGTCTAATCAGTGCTACTTGCTCAGTGACACTCTGCTTCATATAAGCAGCCTGCTCATCGAAACCAATCATCTTAAAGACTGTAGCTGCTGCATCACAGACAATTGCATAAGGATGCTCATCAGCAATCCAAGAGTTATAAGTCTCTTCTGTAATGTCTGGATGTAGGTAGCAACCAAGAATCATATTTGAATCTTGTGTATTCGATCTGATTTCAAGCATCGTGCCAGCTACATAGCAGACATTATCTTTATTAATGCAGTATCGGTCTAATGTTTCATCTGGAGACAGAAGCTTAAAAAATGCTCCTGCGAGTCCATCATTATATTTTCTCAGATACTTAAAAGTCCTGTAACGAGGAATGATTGATTTATAGTCCAGTGATTGAATAAATGCGACTGGATCCCAAGCAATGCCTGTTTCAAATAAATCTTTTGGAAAGTAGTCTGCTTGGTGCATCTTGAGAGTGGCCTGCTTCACCGCTAACTTAGTTTCAGCGATTAGATCAGGCCTATTAGTGATCGTATATACATCACTTAGTAAGCTGGAGAAGGAGGCCATATTAATTAGTTTTGACAGCTGCACTGAGAGTAGCACTGGAAGCCATACCAGTTTTCACAGCCAGTGCGCCAGTTGCAGCAGGAACAATTAGTTTCTCTTTTGGATCAGCCTTAGGCATGTCAGCTTCTTCTACTTGAGTGTAAATGGGAGAGAGCTGCGCAATCTCAGATTCGTCTTCAGTCTTGTAAAAACCATCTGAACTAAACACAGCTTGCTGGCCGTTAGTGAAGACAAAATTATCTTGCAGTGCGAATTTCTTGAAGATAGTCATTTCAATTCCTTTTTAATGCATAATAAAAAGCCCCTCCAGATTTCTCTGAAAGGGCTAATGGGCTAACTTAGCCTGAGATCAGCTTGATACGTGAGTGATCTTGCACCAGTTTTGTTGCTGCGAGGGCATCTACAGTAACCTGACCAGTCGTAGCATTTGGAGTCAATACAGTAGCAGCGCCAGCTGTACGAATCGTAATGCTTGAGATGTAGCCAGAATCAGTAGAGGCCATCCCCGGAGTATTAACTTGGATGATAGCCATCTATTTAACTCCTATTAACCAGCAGCAGCTGCCGTGAGGCCGTAGACAACAGCGTTAGCAGCCGGATTCTTGACGAGGCAAGTCAATTCAGTTGTAAGCGAGCCACCAACTGCATCAACACCGTTCTCAACAGCGGCGCCAGAAGTACCGAACTCAGCAGAGACAGTCTTACGATCGCCCAGATAAGCCAGATTGAAGGAGGACAGATCAACTGCGACTGCCATCTTAGCCCAATCCACATTGCTATTGAATAGTGGGTGCTCAATCATACGGAAAGTACCGCGACTAGTCTTGAATGAGCTGAACTGCAAACCGTAAGAAGTCTGGCCATCAACTAGCTGATAAGTACCGTTGAGGCGGCCAATGTTATTCAGGACACGCTTAGCTGCACCGCCGCAAAACAGGATACGCTCATTAGCAACTTTAGGATCGGTTACCGTATTAAAGCAAACATCCAACAGAGCTTCTAGTTGAGTGTAGTTGGTAGTAGCGCCAGCAGTATTTACGTTAGCAACAGCATTGGTAGTGACTTGATTAACTAAGCCATCCATCGTGCGGAACGGCTGGGAGTTACGCGTACCTGAGAACTTCTGACCGAAGAAAGTAGATTTCTCGATATCTACTGCGTGGAACGAAGCGCACTCGCCTTTAGATTCTGCGACATTAGTATCGCCAGCGATAACTTGCGTTGCACGAGCAGTATCAGTCAGTGCCCAAGAGTTACGGAAAATCTGAGTCAGATTAGTAACACGAACAGATTGAATAGAGACTGCGCTCGGACGAGTAGAGCCTTCTTCAAAGGCATTGCCGACTTGATAGAAATTCACGTCGTTGGCAACAGCACCAGCTGCAACAGTGCCAACACCGCGAGTTACGGTGATAGAGGTAGCATTAGGAACCGTATTGACAATAACAATTTCGCCCGTCGATTGAGCACGCAACAACATACCCGGAACAATGTTAGCAGTAGATGCAACAGTGAAGGTAGTTGCAACGCCATCAGCGACAGCAGCGTCCAAGTTAACAGACGGGAAGATCATCGTCTTAGTAAAGAAACCATGCTCAACTTGAACAGCGGTCTCATCTTTCAGCATGGAAGTCAGGCCAAAAAGAGGAGCAGAGCCATTCGGCATCAAGCGAGTAATCATGCCAGCAAATGATTTCTTTACGAGATCAGTAGTAGCATTAATAGTAGAAAAATTCTGTTGACCAGTAGCCATTTTGTTTCCTCTGCGCTATGCGCGATTAGTAGATATCAAATAAATAAGTAAATTAAGCTAGGAAAGCATCCCAATCAGTACCGCCTGAATTTGCTGGGGCTGCCTTATCTGCTTGTGGCTTCTGCATAGCTGTTGCGAATGAGCCTAAGTAATCTGTGGCCATTCGACTAATTTCATTGGAAGTAGCATTAGGAAACTTCACAGTGAGTTGCTGTTCGAGAGCGCCTAAAATAGGAGATGCTGCAGGGTGGGAGAATGCTGGGTTATCGGCCCGGAGTGATTCACTTACATTTTGACGCTTAATGTGTTGCGGCAGTTCAGAACGCATAGTTTCTTGACTACGATTAATAGCCTGCTCAACAATCTTACTAGTAGCATGAGCATTCTGTGCGTAGACAGTCTGGGCTACTGAGTTCATTGCCTGAGAGAAAGCAGCCATTGCATCGGGGCCGCCAGCAGCAATTGCTTGAAGTTGGGCTGGTTGAATAACTTTGCTGAAATCAATCTTCTGCGCTGCTGCCATCAATTGCTTAGGATCAACATTAAATCCGTTGTTATTAGTAGATGCTGCTGGGGATTCAACAGGCTGCCACAAGTCATTAAACTTATCTAGACCTTCTGCAGGAGGAGTAGCAGCTGCTTGCGAATTAACTGGAACATTCACATTACCGGGAGCAGACTGCATACCAGCAGTCATCTGCTCTGGAAGATTACCGGGCTGCGGCATCTGAGCAGGAGTTTGAATTGTTTGTGGAGCAGTAGAAGCAGCACCGCCGAAAAGATTACTAAACATTTGACCGACTGAGGACATGATTTATTACTCCGAGATTTGGGTTTGGTAAGACTTGGATTGGTCTAGCAAGAATGTAAGAACATCAATTTGGCCGCGCAAGTAAGCTTCTTGCTGTACGTAGCCATTCATGTCTTGTGGATCTAAATTCAAATGCAGCTTTTGTTCTGCTGCACCTGCAATTAGATTCTGTACTACTGCTTGATTAGTCAAAGTAAGAGCAGCACCTGCTCGCTGCTCCTCTTCTGACAATTCATAGCGATTGAAACTATGAAGAACGATTTGCATTATTCTACTCGCTGATTGGAAATCTGGTTAGTAATAATGTTTTGATTCTGAGTTACCTTAGGCCCTGCTGCGTAAGGATCATTGCCTGCTGGCTTGTATCCAAACTGCTCTGGTGTAGGCTGTGGAGGCATTTGCTGCATTAGACCCTCTAGCTGAGTTGGATCAACTCCCTTAAGCATCTCAGCAATCTGAGACATCTGTTGTTGCCACTGACCCATAGCTTGCTCATAAGCGATTTGCTCTTGAGACTTCTCAAACTCAGCTATTTTAGCACCTTGCGTTTTCATTAAGTATGAGAACATGGGGCCAATATTATATTGAGAAGAGATCGCTGGACTTGATCCAATCATCTGCATAGCTACTTGCAAGGCATCGGCATTCACTAGTTTATCTGTAGGCAAGAGGCCATCTGAGATTTTGAATTCCATCACAGCTTTGCGAAGCTTAACTGGGTCAATATCTACTTGCTGTTCTTTCTCTCGATTGTAAAGAGAGATGCCTCCTTGATACTGGAGAATATTAATTTTCAATACTTCTTTAAGCGGAGTAAAGAATTGAGCTTCAAGCAGCATGCTGCATAGCTGATCTCGCCCATTAGCATTACCCATTACAGTTTCAAATTCATGCAGTGTCTTGTTACCTTTAACAAACTGACCTTGGCGCGCTTTATTCTGGCCACTAATCATATCTGCCATTCCCATTAGCGAGCCAGTCTCTTGCATCAGAGTACTAGACTGATCATCTCGGAATGGAATGGGATAGTAAGACTCACTGAGTGGCTTACCATAAGCAGCGGGTCGCACAGGTATTTTAGCTGATGGATTCTCACTATTAATATGTGCGCTATCTACTCGACTTGGATCATACAGTCCTCTGTCTGAAATAGCCCTACGCCGAGCAGCAATAATACTATTCCACATTGCAGATGTGATATGCTGAATAGGAGTTACATTGGTTGCCAGTGATTTAGTTTGATAACCGAGACCATCTTCATTAGGCTGCGCAATCAGGACTGGGAGCAAGCCGTGAGCATTAGTCTGGCGTTCAGCATAGATAAGAGTCTGTGCATTTACAACAATGAATTTCCAGACTTGTGGAGTATTAGGTGCAGGCACTCGCAGTTTGAAATCAGATGGCAAGATGCGCGCATATATAGTGGTGATCTCATAGCTATCTTTATATGCGATTTTCTGATCAGCCCCGGTGATTCCTACCCAGGCTAGCCAGCTATTAGTCTGTCTCAGCGAGGCGTTTTCTAATGCATCTGGATTCAGATCAGGTACATAGTATTCATTTTGCGTGGCGCCAGTCTCGAATGCCGGAATTATGTTATCCACAAGCTTATCAGGTAATTCCTGAATGAATTGCTTAAGCGCAATGCGAGACATGCTTTCTATATAGCCAAAGAATTCACCTCGATATGGGAGTTCTACTGGCAAGCAGCGTGAGTCCCAGAAACAATTATATAGATCTAGTCGCTTAACTGCATTTCCTTCCCAGATTACTTCTTTAGGCCGCGCATTCTTAATATCAAATGTGAGATCTGTTTCAAGAGCTGCTGTGACGCGACGAGTCCAAGATACCTCTACTGCACCTAAATTATATTTGAAACAATCTCGGAAAAACTTAATAAACTCTGCGCTCCAGCCGCCTTTTGTGGCCTGATCATCAATCACAGTTTCCATCTGCATAGCTTGATCCATAGTTTTCGGATCAGAGACTACGCCGAATAATGGCTGGCCAGTAAGGAATACAGAGGTCTGATAAGTAACTGCTGATTCTACTTGCGGTAATACTACTGGGACAGTGATATTTTGGAACTTGTTGCTATCGCCCACTGCATTAGATAACTTAGATAGGGTTTGATCGCGCGTGAGATCTTGTTCTCGCATATAGGCGAGATCTACTTTACGCATCTGGCCGCGAATATTCCAGTGATTATCATTCAGCTCTTTGCATTGCTTAATAAATTGAGTGATGCCTTCCTGAGATGCGCGAGGTATGAGCATCGGTGTATTGGGAGTTGCCATGTGGAGATCTTTCTATTAGTTTATTGAGACTAAAAGCAACAATTCGCACCTTCAGTAAGCACTGGGATGCGGCTTAATTCTTGACTCATAATGATATCATTACTCACTACATAATGCCCATAGCTTTCCAGTACTTTCGGCGCATATGCCAGCAAGTCTAATACGTCATCTGTGTTATCAGTCTTGAGTGGATTGAACTGAGTAATTTGTAAATGCGCTATTGGCCTGCATTCTGGATCAATAAATATCTCTCCTGCTGCATAGCTTTTTAGCATAGCTAGGATCCGGCTATTTTTGCTCCAGCCACCGGGATATACTTCTACTGCTTCAAATCCAAGTATTCCTTGTTGCTGGCATATGAAATTAAACCAGTAACTGAGAGATGCCTGATATGCGACGGATTCGATTGCTATTAGCTTACAGTTGTTTTCGAGGCCAAGCTGCACCGCCTTACGAATGGTATCACCTGGGCTGAGTCTCTCATTGATAAGCTTTGTGAGAACCGGCCGGGCATCATGTATTTCAAAATAGCCAATTGCTGTCGCATCACTATTTTGCTTATTTCCAGATGGGTCAATGATAATGAAGCGACCAGCTGCAGGTGGCTTGATATTAGGCTCGGATGGATCATATGGAAGTCCCGGGAGAAGTGATAAGTCAATTAGATTATTGCTGGATGCATTCTCATCATTTAGGACTTCACTATAAAATATCTCTGGCCGCCCCATGCTGAGATCGTTTTCGAATTCCTTAGTGAGCTGCGCAATCGGCTGTAGATCTTCCCACAGGCTTGTGCCATCTGCTAAGATGCCGCCAGCAATAAATTTAATCCAAGTAGTATTAGCCTTGAGTTGGCGCAATAGGCTCCACTTAGTGGGATACATATTGGCAACAAATATAAATGCACAGCCGTGCGGCGACTTAGCTTTCATTGCCGTGCCTTGCATCCATTTAGATAGATTGTCTGATAGGACTTGGCTATCTGC